TCACCTTTGGCTATACTTTGTCTTACATCATCAAGAGTATGACTGTTCTTTCCATAATCTAACGCTTTCTGTATGCTTTCGCAACATTTTTCAAAATTTTCTATATTCATATCGCACTCGCTGTTATGTTGCCTGAATTATCTACTGTTATATTATATCGTGTTCCGTTAGGAGATTTCAGGATTAATCGCCCATCGTTAATGTTTATATCTGTATCTTTCTTAAAATTTTTTTTATCTTCTTGCTCTAAAGTATTGTTTGTTTGTTGAGCAATACCTGAGTTATATTCTGGAGTTGGTAATGGTAATCTCATTATCCTCTACCCCCACCTGACCTTACAAACATTTGCATATTGCCTACTCTCCAATCGGCGTTTCTTGCAGTTTCAACTCTAAATTTAACTTCTCTAGCAGTAAATCTTACATCTGTAGGATTGGCTAAGGTAAAAGAACCACTATTAGGATATGTTGTTTCTGTTCCTGTAGGATAATTTCTAACTTTAAATTTAGCAGAAACATCACCTAATGTTTTTTCATCTGGTATTATTTGTAAAACATTCATTAATTTACCACTTGGTTGGTCAAGTTGATAAGGACCAGATTCAGCAAAAACACTTGTTGATTCGCCTGAATATGAATATCCAGTTTCGTGTTCATAAAGTTTATAGTCAGCACCAATCATAACAGGATTTAAAAATATACCTTCATCTTCTGCACAAGTTCTAGCTAAGTTACCTATAGACCAATGATTTTCTTTATAGTTCCAAGCAACATATCGATTGTTTTCTGTGCTATCAGAACTAGGATAAAACCACCATATTTCTGAAAATTGAGAATTGTTAAAGGCATATACTTTACTTTTTTGACTAACATTCATGTCGCTAAAGACATAATCGCTAACATCACTAGGTAATGATTTAACAAGTCCGTCATACATAAAGAACTGACCATTACCCATCCAAACTGCAAAAGTATCAGTAGCTACTATTGAGTTTGCTGAAATAACTCCACAATTAGAACCAACTCTTTCAAAAGAATATACAAAAGGTAAACCAACATAAGTTGAGGTATAAGCATCAATAGTTGAAAGTATAAGTATTTGTCCTTTAGTTCTTATTGCTGTTATTACTTTACCATGACCATTAAGATTAAAGCTACCAGCTTGATTCGTGCCACCTGGTGTCCAATCTGTATTATCTTCTAAATCAGACCATTGTATTTTTTTTGGGTCGCCACCAGCACCTAAGAGCATTAACGCTCTTTCTTCCGTAACAATTATACCTTGATTGCTTGTTGGACAATTAGCTATTTGTTGGGCAACAGTTCCACTACCTAATTGCCACTCATAAACTTTTCCGTCTGTTGTGCTACAGCCAACTAAATATTGTCCCCAATTATCTAAAGACCAAGTTGTGCAAGGTGTCCATATACCATGGTCAGGTCTTTGTGTGCCATAGTTTCCTGTTCCATAAACATAGTTACCATAAGAAACATTTTCAACAGCGTCATCATTTCCTGTAGCAAGACCAACTGGTGTTATGTCGTATTGTTGCCCTTCAATAGTATAGTAATAAAGTTTGTTTGGTGTTCCTACAGCTAATCTTCTGTTTCTATTGTTGTCAGTCCAGCTAACCATTTTTCTTGCTTTGCCTGTTGTTGTAGAAGAACCTAATTGAGTCCAACCTTTTACTGGTTGCATAGCATTATTATCCCAACGAACTAAGTTACAGTCATGCCAACGACCTTTAGCTTGTAATTCAGTTCCATTTTTATAAACTCCACTTGGTATTTTTAATTCAACATAAGGCATTATTCTTCACCTCTGTTAAGTGAGTAACTAATTATAAAAAAGGGATTGCTGTCATCTCTACTACTGTCGATTATTCCAAATGAAAAACCAGATTGAAAATCAATAGACAGTCCGTAATCTGTTTCATCATCATCAATATTATAATCGTAAAAACCAAGATGAAAGTTTAAATCTATATTATCGTTTAGACCTAAAGCAGTATCTATTGAATAATAAACTTCATCACCAAAATCCATTTCCCAATCAGCGTCAGCTAATATGTTTGCTCCAATTGTAAAAGCACCAATATCAGCAGAAATATTTACTTCACTAGAATCATATCCTTCATCTGTGTTATCAGGAAAAGCATAATAAATGTAACCAACGCTTACAGGACCAAAACTATATCCAGCATAAACATCTAGTTCGTAAGTAGTGTTGTCATCAAAATCTACATTTGACACCCAAGCACCAGCCCAAAACCCTGATTCACCAGAAATATCTATACCACCTTGAACGGCCGCACCTTTACCTTGCGACATTCCTCGCCATATATATTCATTTGTTATTGATGCGTTCCATTCTACATCTGCTGTTGCGACTCCTGACATTAAAAAACTTAATATAATTGGTAGTATAAATTTTCTCATCTTCATCTCTCAATCAAATATAATATTTCAGATATTTTCATAGCTGTTGCTTTAGTCGTTTTTAAGTCTGGCGCTGTATCGTTTTGATAGGTAACTAACAAAACACCCCAAGCATCTTCTGAGGACATAATAGGACACGCTGTATTGACTACATCTCTATCTAAAGAGGTGCATTGACTTAAAACAAAATGACCTATCACATATTCATCACCTTCCATAAAATATCCTGTTGGTAATAAATCTTCGCTGTTTCTAGGTTCATTATACAAAGGCACTATATTTCGTGCATCTATCCAATCATATAACCATACTGATTTAATATCTCTATTTGACCTTAGAAGTTTAGTAATTAAATCTTCTACTTTAACTTTTTTCTCAGGGTCTTTTTCATACACTTCTACTATTGGAATCTCATTATCTTCTTCAACACCAAGATTAAGATATTGTTGAAAACCTATATATCCAATTACAGCTACAATTATAAGACTTGTAATCTTCATAACAAAAGCTGACCAAGATTGCTCTGGTGATATTATTCCTTTTATTGCATCAATAATTTTATCCATCATATTACTTTCTCATCTTCTCTATGGCTCTACTTGAGAACCAAAAACATACAACTGAACTTAAAATACCAACATCTGTTTCTGAATATATTTCTGGTAAAAACTCATGTAAATCACCACCATTTTGATATATTTGAACAACAGCTAAAGTCTTTGCAGTTAGATACAATCCTAATATTGCAAAGGTAACTGTAGGCCTTACAAGACCACTTAAATTAACTATCCATTTACTAGCATTGTTTTGAATTGTTTGACTGTGCTGATACACACCCGCTACTTCGGCTTCATCTGCTCTAGCTTTAGCTACAGTAATCTTATGTTTAGCGGCCATTTCCATTACAGCTAATTCATGTTTTTGATTACTCTTTTGTTTGAAATGGTCAAGAACCGCAGGTAAACCTGAACTAGCGAATCCTAATAAAGAGCCAATTAAACCGAACATGATTCTAAACACCTTTCAAAACTTTGTTTCATTATAGACTTATCGTAAAAATGTGCTTCAGATAATTTATGTGTTTTTGTTTTTATTTCATCAACTAGCTTAAAGATTACTGTTTCATGGTCTGAACCAAATAAAGCGATAATATCTGCATCTTCTTTTGTGTATTTTCTTTTTTCACCACCAATGTTAGTAGCAAAATTATATCTAGGTTTACCACCTTTTTTTCTATTGTAATCTCTTGAGAGAGCAGATTTTACTTGAATACGAATAGGTCTGTTTTTGTAATTAACAATTACATCATAACCTTGCGTATCAACAAAAGCTGTTTGATAACCAAATTTTTCAAGAATATAGCACACAAACAATTCTCCTATTCTTCCTTTTTGTCTATTGTTATTCCCCAAGCATTTTTCCAAACATTGTGGCGGCGGCAGCCGATATACCACTAGCCGTTAAAAATATACCTATAACAATGCCTTTACCTGACTTCATTTGCCCTTCAAGAGAATCAAGTCTTGTATTTAATCTTGTTACTTGCTTTTCAAGACTTTCGACTGCTTCTATTAATTTGCCTTGTTCAAGTTCAGATAGACC